GCCAAGCGCACAAGCGCCAAGCGCACAAGCGCCAAGCGCACAAGCGCCAAGCGCACAAGCGCCAAGCGCCAAGCGAGGGGATAAAACAAGCGTAGGCATAGCGTTTGATGAGTCTCTACCAAGCGTAGGGCTTCAATGTCGCGGTTTTCACATGATACGGGACGGCGCCAAGCTGCACATTATGATTGACCCTGACATTATAGCTCAAACCCATTGGGACAATGGCGCAACGGACGTTGACATAATCGCTGCAACGTATAGCCAAGCACGCAACAAGCGAGGCGCTTTTGTTACCATAGGCGAAGATGGCGATTATACCTATAAAATAGCGCTGCAAGTACTGCGCGCCAAAAAATAGCGCGCCAAGCGCCAAGCGCCAAGCTATGCGCATAGCTTGGCGCTTTTCTTTGCATGTGGCCTAGAACATTTGTTCGGAACATTTGTTCGGAACATTTGTTCTAAGCCAGGTTGAATAGAACATATGTTCGGAACATTTGTTCTAAGCCAGGCCCAACAGAACATATGTTCTGGTCGCCGGATCAGAACGTATGTTCTATCGGCCAGGCTCCTATATACTGATCGGCGATTCAATCGCAAATGTCATGGGCGTTGTGCCCATGGTAGCATCCAGGAGTGAAAAGGAGAAACGGAAATGTTTGCAGAGCGATTCGAGGTTGCCTTGAGAGACGGCACCATCGTCTCGGAAAAGCCCGTTAGGATCGACGAGGCCCTGTTGATTTTGGAAGCTCATGAGGACGCGGCTCTCGTGCCGGTCGAGGTGACGGTCGAGGATGAGATGCTGGACGCCTATGTCCAGCACCTGACGTGGCCCATCACGAGGCCAGACGACAGGGAACGGCTCTGTGGAACGATATAACAGAGCACAGTATACCCGCCCAGTTTGAGAGATGGGCGTCGAGGGATCGCAAGCGCGATGCACGACACGAGGCTAGGGTAGAGCGGCGGCGAATGTCCAACGAGATCATGATCGAAGAGGTCGCATAGCAGCCGAGGGCACAGGGCTGGCAGCGATTGGGCCAGCCTACTCATCACGAAGGGAGCATGATGAACAAGATCCATGCGGTCAAGGTTGCGCGCAAGAAGGCGATTGCCACGAAGGTGAACCATGTGGTATATCACAATCCCATCTATGGTTACTACGTAGCGCCACAGGGGGGATACAAGACGCGCTTTGATCGAGTGATTGCATTCTGGGCCTATTGTCCAGGCGTGCCCTTGCGTGAGGGCTCGACGACGCCGGAGTCAGAGCGTCACGCCAACCAGGCAGCCGCTCGTCACGTTTGCACAGGGGCTGACTCGGTCCCCTGGATACCAGGCTGGGAGCCATGGGTTGCGCTGACCATCGCAGAGTGCGACGTAGCCGAACGCTGCGAAGCTGACGGCATCGTCTACACTCGCCTATCGACCACGTGACCGCTGAGGCTGGGTCGTCCGCATCGGGCAGCCCAGCCTTTTTCTGGGAGTGCAGCCGACTTCAGTCTGATCGCCATTCCAATCGCAAAAAAAATTACAGGTGTACCCCAAAATTAGAACATATGTTCTGTTGGGATATAAAAACTTGCCGGTTGGTTACAGTTGAGAACCAGCCGTTTGGACCTTTCGACCTCAACTCATAAACCAGAAAACAGCACGCCCTATCAGCCAACATCAACCAGAATCAAACCAACCAATACTTTTCACTTTACACTAACAATTATAATCCATTACTACTACAAATAAAATCTATATATATATATATGTCTAGGAGATCGAGAGAAAGACGCGCATACGCGCAGACGCGCATACGCATTCGGATCTCTAGCTTTATATACAAAATCGAAATGCCCTTTTTCTTGAGATAATTGTTAGTGTCAAGTAAAAACTTTCCAGTCTGTTACGTCCTATCCATAGCTGGATTCATTATAGGCCAGCGCTCTGGTTTATGCATTTCTGCAATTTCAGCGAGCAAACCGTAAAAACTTTACAGCCAGCTACTACCAAGTGCGGTTTGACCATTTTATTTTTTTCGCTCGGACTGCATTTTATAATAAAATAAACCAAGTGTAAAGTAAAACTGACATTACGTAAACTCTTACTTGACCAATTTCGCCCGTTACGTCAACCCTACCAAGCCCGACCAAGCCCACCGAGCCCCAAGCCCGACCAAGCCCGACCAGCACCAAGCCCACCGAGCCCCAAGCACCAAGCCCAAGCCCCATGTTTGGGGGGCCAAACCCAGCGATCACCATCCAGTTCACGAAGGGAGCAACATGTAAATCTGATCGCCCGACCCCACCAACCAATCACCATCTAGTCCCTGAAAGGAGCCCCCATGACCACTCAGCAGCTCAGCAAAGCGCTATCCGAGATCGCTCCCCTCTGTGCTCTCGCACGGGAGATAGCGTACCGTTGGCCGGTCCGGCTGCGAGGCGAGGACATGACGTCGAGGCAAAGAGCCCAGGCCTATACTCGCGTAGCCAACGAGCTATCCGCCCTTCCAGCCCAACCTAGCCAGCTCAGCCAGACCAGCCAGACCAACACGCCCAGCCAACCTAGCGAGACGCCCGAAGCCCAAGCCCGCCGTCTAGTGCTACTCGCTGCGGAGCGGCTACTGGACGTGCTCTGGGGGCTTGGTCCCGACGACGCCAAAGCCACCAAAGCCACCAAAGCCCCCAAGGCGACCCAAAGTGGAGCGACCCAAAGTGGAGCGACCCAAAGTGGAGCCACCGACCACGAAGCAGATCAGCCATACCTACACTACATGCCCTTGCAAGCATACCAGCTCGACGTGACCGTGGACATCGAGGAGCTATTGATGCGTCACCACCACCGGATCATCCAAAGCTACAACGCGGAGTCAGCCTACGCCAGAGCACAAGCCGCAGCCGAGCTATACAATCGAACCCACCCAGGCCCAGAGACCGATCAGCGGCAATACGCCAGGAGCGCCGCGGTAGCAGAAGCGGCGCTCCTGGACGAGTGGGGCGCAAGCTGGTACTGGGGCGCTTCGGAGTACGGGACGCTTCTGATTCAGTTGGCGTCCCCGCTCTTGCCATATAGCATAGACCAGGCCCTTCCAGAAAACGCCCTGAGGCGGGTACGCTGCTCCGCCCCTGCGGCCCTGTGGTTCCAGGGCGGTATACCCAACAACGCCTCGCTCATGCGCTTCGTGGGCACGAACCAGGACATGGCGGCGCGTCTGGAAGCAATCTGTGCCCACGAAGCGGCGAAGCCCCACGACTAGCACCAAGCACCAAGCCCCACGACTAGCACCACGCATATAAGCCGCTGGCGGAGAGGAGCCCATCATGAAGACCGATCGAACCAAGGAAGTGATCATCTCGATGCTTCGCCAGCCCACAGGCCGTAGCTTCCTCGACTCTGGCGGAACGCCGCAGTACGACGAGGACGGCAACTACACCGGATCGCTCCATGGATACGGTCGGGCCTATGAGCGCAACCAGGGTCGGGACTTCGAGGCCGAGCCCGAGGCCATGGTCGAGTTCCGCGCCCATCGTCGCCGCGTATACGACCGAGCCTGCGAAGCAGGTGAGACCGACGTGCCCGCTGTGGACATCGAGTTCTCGCTCTCGACCTATCACTTCTTGGTCGAGGCGCTGGATTATAGCGAGGAGTGGGACGAGTTCTACGCCGCCTGGATCGAGAACGAGACCGAGATGGCCAAGGCCCTTGACGCCCAGCGGCATGCACGATTCTACGGCCCAGCCACCGAGCCTGCACAGCAGGTGAGCGAGCCTGAAGCAACCGACCCCACCGCCGCTGCGACAGATGAGCCCGACCCAACCGAGTACCTCTGGCTATCCGACTCGCTCAAGCAAGCCCTCCAGCAAAAGCCTGAGGATGAGGGGATCATCCCCTACTTCAAGCGCATGGGGCTATGGGGGGCCGACGCCATTGTGCCGAGGGACCGCTCCGACACCCACTACCTGGAGGACATGCGGGACTTTGTGGAGTGGCTGCGGCTCATGGGCTGTAAGGTCAGCGGGATATATGGCGACGGCGAGCCCTTCGTCGAGAACACGTACAACCACGAATCCTCCGTCGATCAGACCCTCCAGTACCTGTACATGACCGTCGAGGACGTGCCTGAGCGTTGGACCGAGGAGCACGACCTGTTCGACACGACGCTGGTCCTGCTCCAGATACACAACGGGGCCGACGTGCGTGGCGGGTATACCTCACCAAGGGCGTTCTACGATGTGGACAACCACATCCTCATGGTGTCCGATGGCGGGATATACTGCGCCGACAACGCAGAGCACAGTTGGTATACCGACGATGGCTACCATTGGTATCCGAACCTGACCAAGGACATCCTCCAGGAGCGCTTTGGGCCAGACGCCTCGTGGCAAGACGAAAAGAAACTGAGGCTGGACAACATGCCCGCCTACGAAGAGGACGACCTAGACCTCGAAGAAGAGTACGAGGCATGGCGGGTAGACATGGGCTATGACAAGCTGGAGCCCGTGCCAGAGGATCAGCCAGAGCTCTTCGGCGACGAGGAGCACACCGAAGCACGCAACCGGCTCGTGACCAAGTCGATTCGCGACTACATCGTCGAGGTCAAGCAAGCCATCCCTGTGGATTCCGACCACAACGGCTACTGCCCGATATGCGGCGGGTTGCTCTTGGCCGCCCCACGGTAACGAAGCCACGTAGTGGCGGAGCCCTACGCTCCTCCGGCCCAACGAGATTCAACGAGGAGCGTAGGGGCCAGCCCGAGAAAGCGTAGCCTCGCCCCGCGCTCCTTCGGTGCGTGGCCACAAACACTAATATCTGACCGTCGAACCCATCGCAAAACAAGAGGAAGCGCGCTCTCCGAGCGCTCATATCGCAAAACGAAAGGAGTCCCATGAGAATCAGTGTTGACGTGTGAGGAGTGCGGACACATACGCAAGGTTCAGGCCCGCAACCTCCGTGTGGATGCGTATCGCTTCTCGCCCCTGAAGGAGCGCAACGAGGGTCCAGGCATCTCGGCGGACGCACTCATCGCCGCCGACTTTCCCCACTGGACCGAGGACGGAGACGGCTCATCCCTGTGCCCCAAGTGCAGTCACGAGAGGAGACTAGCATGACCATCGACAGCCACGACATCATGATCGAGACCCAAGAGGACTATCCCGTGCCCACTGAGGACGAGTACCTTGAGGAAGTCCGCGAGTCCTGGAACTGGGACATCCTACGCACCGAGGCCGAGGACAACCTCCGCGAGACCTATAAGGAGGCGGCGGAGTACAACGAGGGCAACGAGGACTGGGTGGCCGAGTACGACGAGCACTGCATCGGATCGGTGTTCCTGGGCACCGTGTTCTCGCTCCTGCCCAGCGGCAAGTTCTATACCCTCTGGGCGAACAGCAACGTCAGCCCCTGTGACCACTGCGAGGGCACAGGGAAGCTGAACTTCGTCGTCAAGTGCGAGCACTGTGAGGGCAAGGGCCATACGCTGCTCTCCCAGGAGCAGTACGACTACAACCCCGAACTATGGGACAAGAAGGGCTACAAGGTGGGCACCCCAATGCGCTGCCTGTTCTGTAACGGACGCAGATACGTTGAGAAAGAGTGCCCCTGGTGTGACGGCGAGGGCTCCGAGGAAGCCTACCGCGACCAGCTCTACTACGCCGCCTTGGACACCTTGGCCGAGGAGCAAGGGGGCTACATCTTTAGCGGCGAGGGCGACCCCTGTGACATCTTCTTCGGGATCGCCTACGACCAAGAGATCATAGACCGAGCCTGCGAAGAAGGCGAGACCGACGCCTAAGCCACCACCACCACCACCTAGTAGGCGACGTCCACCAACGAGCGTCGCCTAGCACCACCCAACGCTTAGAGAGGAGACCGACCATGCACCTATTATACCGACGTGTCCCCGTAGATGAGCCCGCTCAATTCGTGGGGGTCCACCCCCTACACTGGCACAATAGGGCAGAGCCTGGGGCTGCCTTCGTCGAGGTCGAGTCATGGGAGCCCGAGGGGGCTATATTCCTGACCGCCAAGAAGATCGCAAAGAAGCCGCTCTTTGTCTGGGACGGTGCCGCGTTTGCGTGGCGGTGCTGCTTCTGCCTCACGGCCTTCGAGCACGATGACTTGGGGCAGATCGAGGACGAGAATAACCACCCAGAACATTGTAGTTGGCGGGTGCTTCGTGAGAGCTTCAACGAGTTGGCCTGCCCCAGTGAGCAAGAGGAGGAATGAACATGGTCATGCACATAGACTGGGACGGCAAGCGGTTGCCGCAGCCCATCCAAGACTGGATGCGAGGAAGCGCAAAGCTGCGCGTCCCCCGCAACCCCCTGCGCTTCATCTATTGCTGCGGGTGGGGAGTGTACTTCATCCGCCAGCACAGCATGAAGGCTTACCGTTGGCGGACGTATTCGTTCACCAGGGTGGCGAAGCCGTCCAATGTACGCCTGCAACGGCTCAAGGCCGTCTCCGTTGCACGTGGCGCATCGGTGCATCACACCGATGCGGGCGGCTGGTTCCTGGACTTGACAACCCTTCGTGAGCATCACTACCGTAAGACTCTAACGGAGGTGATCAATGACGTGACTGAGGTGTGCAACGAGATAGGCGGTGGACCGTACCGCCAACGCCAGATGGAGACAGCCATCATGGAGCTCCTGGACATCTGCGCGGGGGCCTCGTTCCGCTGCGCCAAAGAGGGATTGTCGCTTTATAGCACGACACCAACAGGGAGGTAACACATGGCACACGAAGCATGCCACACCGAAGAGTATCGTGGCGCGACCATCACGCTCTATCCCGACCTGGACCCCGATAACCCCAGGGAGGCCCATGACAACCTCGGCACCATGGTCTGCTGGCACCGTCGCTATATCCTGGGCGACGAGATGCCCAAGGTTGGGGCGGAGACGTGGCTCTATGACTTCTTGGAGTACCACAACCCCCAGGCCATTGAGGAGTGGGAGCGCTACGCCGAGGCAGCCGACACGACCCTGACCCCTGCGCTTGAGTGGCTGCTCGACAAGGCGGACGAGGTCGCGGTGTTCCTGCCGCTCTACCTCTACGACCACTCGGGCATAGCCATGAGCACGACGAGAACGTGGCCGTTCAACTGTCCCTGGGACGCGGGCCAGGTCGGCTGGATATATATCCTCCACGAGGATGCCAAGCGGGAGTTCGAGTGGGTGCGGATGACCAAGAAGCGGCTGGAGCGCCTGCGCGAGACGTTGCTCACCGAGGTAGAGGTCTATAACTCCTACCTAACCGGCTCCTACTGTGGCTATGTAGTCACAATGGGCGACACGGACATCGGCTCATGTTGGGGGTTCGAGGATTCGGACCTAGCCATTGGGGAGGCCAAGGCCGAGATCGACGCCTACCGCAAGCATGTGCTTTGCGAGGCCGAGGAGTATCGAGACGAGGTGCTTGGTGTGGCTGAGGAGGAATAGAACGCCAAAGGGCCGGAGATGTGTGAGGCTCTCCGGCCCTTCGGTGGCATAGCACGCGGCGAAAAGGAGGTATACGTTCGACACCCACCCGACAACCACCCCTAGTATAGCACAAGGTCGGGGAGAAGTCAAGGGTCTGACCGCAAAACCAATCGCAAATAGAGGAGGACACATGATGCCCAATATCCCCAATTACGACACACAGGCCGAGAAGTACCGCGCACGGATCAAGGAGATTCTCGACGAGATCCACCAGGTTGTGGACACCGTGCCCTTCGACGAGGCCAAGGCCGAGCAGCTCCAAGTGATCCTCGCGTCGAGGCTGATCGTGTTCGGGTTCTACCAGCGTAGCGACGAGAACGCCACCGCACAAGAGGAGGTGCAAGATGCCACTCAGCATAACGGTTAGGCTTGAATTAGTGTGCTCGGCGTGTGCCTACAATGAGGTACGTGAGTTTCGGCCTACCGAGGTAGAGCTGTGGCGGCCCCGTGAGGGCCTCTTGGTAGTCGCTCACAGCACGTCAACATTTTTCAGGGGCTGGTCACCGAGTGAGTCCTTGGCGCTTGACCTCTGCCCCTCTTGTTCCGAGAAGGAGGCCCAGGATGCCACAACCACCAGCACGTGCTAAGGCGTACCACGTTGGGCTCTTAGACCCCGCCCTAGAATGGGGCGTGGGGAACGACAAGGAGGTTGGCCACACCTTGAAGGTGTGCCTGCGACGCGATATAGACTTCATGCCCACCGACCTCTGGCGCTACCACGGCGTGTGGACCACCACCAAGAAGGCCGTGCGCGAGAAGAAAAACATTGTGCTGCGTGAGCTCAACGCGCAATATGGAACGAGCTTCAAGAGGATCGTCATCGACTAGGTAAGAAGTGCTTGACACCATCTAGTGGCCAGTGTATACTGGAGAGAGGATAGCCATGGAGATTATCATTGTGGTAGACGGCGGTGTTATCGCGGGGGCCTACACGGACGACGGGGAGGAGCTGACCATCAGGATTGTAGACCTTGACATGCACGAGGTGGGCGAGGTGGAGATTGCTCCCGTAGAGGAGCTTTGCCCGACAGCGCTCTTGCTGTTGGAGGAGGACGACTATGGATACTGACGAGCGGAACGTGGTCTCCATCATGGAGCTTCATGACCTAGAGATCGGCCACATCGGGGGGAGGCTATACGTAGCCTTCCCCAATGGGCACACGGAGTGGCCAGTGCTCCAAGGAGGCCGAGTCCTTTGGGACCAGAGCTTCCTTGTGCCCAGGGAGGTCAAGGAGATCGTCGGGGAGACCCTGAAGGAGGAAGCAAATGGAAGAGCTGAATAAGGCCATCAGAGCTATCGTAGGGGAGGCTATCGAGGAATACGTCGAGCGCGAACCCAGCGTGATCGGTCGTGCCCTGTTGGGACTAGCCCAGCGCCTCGACGACCTAGAGAAACAGGCTCAGCACAAAGCCGAGGAAGAGGAGACTCCCACGATCTTAGGCGTCCCTGTGGACCCTCTCTTCCCCATGACTGGGCACTATACACGCGATGCGAACAGGGGCGTCTTCAGCTGCGACCACTGCGGTGTCACGTCCTGCTCCCTACAGGATCTAGGGGAGACGAGTAACCACCGTGAGTGGTGTGCATGGCGACGCCACTTCTCGCCTCCCAAGCGTCCGGCGGATGCAGATGAGCAGCCCGCTCCTCGCTCACGCAGGATTAGCATGACAAGCCAGGACTACTTCTACGAACTAGACAGGAAAGTCTACCGCTGCCTGCACTGTGGGATCACGGGATATTCCTTAGAGGCGCTGGAGCGGTCGAATGACCACCACCCTTGGTGCGCATGGCGGCTCCGACTGTCCCCGCCTGCCCCTGGTACAGATCCCCTGATGGAGGGAGCGCTGAAGGCCCTGGTATCCATGGCGGGCTTCGAGCCCCCAACCTACCAAGACCCAGACGATGCGGATGTGCAGCGGTGCTACATTTGCCACTATCCATACCTTCGCTGCGACGATCCGACGGACCCGACGTACCACTACTCCTACTGCCGGTGGCGGAAGATCAAGGAGATCGTCAAGGCGCTCGACGCGGAGGGCAGACTCCCATGAGCGAGTGGACTCTCAAGCGCCACAAAGCGCTGCGTGCTTTTGCAAAGCGGAGGGGCTTTGGACCAGGGCCGTCCTACCTATACTCGCCTTCGCCAGTCCAGATCGCCATAGAGGTAGACGCCGCATTGGACGAGATCGAGCGGCTGGTCTCCGCTTTGAAAGTTAGCGCCGTCGTCAATGAGTCTGTCCGGGCCAAGAATCTTTCTTTGGAATTAGAGTTGGCCAAGATCAAAAGGGAGGTTGAACATGGCAAAGTGGACGAGTAACACATCTTCCAAGCCTCTCCCCCAGAAAGAGGGGGAGGAGGATACGCAGTCGTACTTCAATCGGGGGGAGGCATTTGCACGCGGCATCGTGTTCCTCTGCTTGGCCGCGATCCTGCTCATGCTCTTGGGGGGAGCGGTGCAGCTGCTCGGCCTGTGACATGGGTGTCACGTACCTGATTCACTTCGACCGGCCCCACTATCATGCTCAGCATTACCTGGGGCATACCGAAGACCTGGAGGAGCGCCTCACGCGGCATCGCAATGGCAACGGAGCGCGTCTCCTCCAAGTCATTCAGGAGCATGGCATACCCTGGCGCGTCGTGAGGGTGTGGCCGGACACGGACTATGCCTTCGAACAGTGGGTCAAGTCGTGGCATAGTAGTCGCTCCTTTTGCCCCATCTGCAATCCCAAGTTGGCCCATCACCTATATGAAGGAGGCCCATAATGCCACAAAAACCAGTCTGCGTTGAGTGCCAAGTTACGATGCCCGTCGTGCGCATGGGTGTAGCCGTGGTGGAACTGTTTGGCGATCCCCCACGGATATATCGAGTGTGGATGGCAGACGAGCATGGCTGCCCATCATGTGGACAGCGCGTGCTTGGCGGCTTTGGCGAGCGTGCGATTCATCGACACTATGACGGCCCAGATCTTGCCTCCTGGGTGCAAGACACGCTGCTGGACCCATCCAACGTGCGTTTGTGGAAGGAACGAGTCAATCAAGAGCCCGACCTAAAAGGTATATTGGCCGAGTGGCTGGAGCGCTATGCCAAGCGAGAGGAGGACTAATCATGACTGAGCAAGACGTGTACTTCGAGGAGCCGGAGTTTGAGGAAGGAGAGTTCGGAGAGCCCCTGTGCCCTGAGTGTGGCAGCCCTGCTCTATACGCCACTGTAATGACGCGCCACACAGGGGTGCCCTTGACCATGGTGGCCTTTGACGGGTTTGAACTCGATCTTATGCAGGGCGAGGAGGTCGAGCAAGAGGTCGAAAAGATATACTGTTCGGACTGCGAATGGGAGTATGTGTACGTCGATTATGGTAAGGAGGGGTACGATGAGTAAATCTTGCGCGGAGCGGATTGGGCCTGCCCTGGACCAGCAGCTGACGAGGTTCGCCATGCTGCTCGCCCTGGTAGACGCCAGGGTATGCAACGAGGGCGACTTAGACCGGCTTGGCCTTGACGATCTGGAGGAACTTTGTGAGACTCTCGACCTGCATCCACACCTGGAAAGCGTGCCTATCGACCCGACTGACGAAGACGATAGGGAGGAGGCATGGTGTATGCTCGCAAGAGAGCAGATTGCCTCCCTCGTAGACGACGAGTACATGTGGCCGGAAACGGCCTCGGAAGTTCTGCTGGGCGTCTCCAAGAAGATCGTCTATGACGTGGAGCTCTCCACAGGGGGGCCTGCGGACGGCTTTGAGGTAGAGGTCGATGAGCGTGGCAACATCGTAGACATCGAGTATTACTACAGCGACTGGTATGACGGGGCACGGCAGCACTTGAGAGGAGAAGCCTACGACACTGCCGAGCGTGCCCTTGCCTACATCGTCGCCTTTGAGTGCTAAGGAGGTAGTAGTATGCCAAAGCTCATACACTACACAGACTTTCAGAAGTGGACCTTTGGACTGGTCCTCGACTTCAAGGAGAGGCGCTGGGGGTTCTTGCACCTCGGTCCGCTTGTGGTTGGACTGAGGCGGAACGTCCCCTCTCCTGGGGATTTCCCTGGCATGTGGCTGGATGAGGCGGCGCGCATCCCGCAGAAGACCCTCGACACCCTGCATGAGCGGCTTCAACGGGGAGATCACTACCCTGGGGCCTGGGCGTCGGCCCAACGCCCTTCGCCGCTGCGGACAGGATGGTCCTCGTCGCCGCTGCCACCAGCATATACGCCGATGCCCGCCGCGCCAAGTGAGCAACAGGCTCAGCTCGTGCGAGAGCTGGGGGAGTTGGTGGAGAAGAAGATCTTTGACTTGCAGGACACGCTGCGCCGGTACCAAATGGAGCATAACGACCTGCTGTTGGGTATCTATCAGATTCGACAGGAGCGCATCCAGGAGAAGCTGGATGCGCTACGGAAAAGGAGGACAGACGATGAGAATAGTTGTGACGATTAGAGGTGGCTCTGTCGAGGACATCTTCGTGGCGCGGCCAGCGGGTGCAGAGAACATGCCCATCCAGGCCGGTGTGCTCGACTACGACGTCACGGAGACGAGTGGAGGGGATCGAATCCGTGGAGAGTACACCAAGATGGAGGTGTCCTCGTTCGATCTCCTCATCAATCAGGTTTGGGGAGATGGAACGCTACAGAAGCTCCGCAAAGCGGGGATGATCACGCCCCAGGAGGATTTTTACCCCACCATCCTCAGTGCGCTCCAGGTAGATGAGCGCTGTCCAATCATCCCCCACTTCGCCCTCATCCCCATCAGCACCAGTCTAGCCGAGGATGTGCTGGGGGCCAGAGAAGTGCTCAGCGACCTCCAGGGGGACAACAACGCCTACACCACCGTGACGCTTAGGGACTGCACGCCCCTTTGGGTGCGCAAGGCCCCGAGGGAGCTGGAGAACTTCCTCTGGTTTTCAGGCCGGTATGCCCCTACGGACAATGCCTCTCAGTGGGTGATGTGTCACTTGCCCCAGGCGTTCTACGAGGGGATCGAGGCGTTTACGGCGGTGAACTACGATGAGAACCTCGCATCTGTCTATGACGTAAACGTCCATGTAGACGAAGCGACGTTCTGGTGGTCGGGGTTCATTTTTGACGAGAAGCGCCGCCCTTGGGAGGTACGCACCGCAGCATACCAAGCATCCCTACGGGATCAAGGACTTTGCCAGCGCCAAGGCCTACCTGGAGAAGGCCCGTGACCAGGAGAAGGGCAGGCCACTCCCTGGAGCGGCGACGCGCTTGGAGTGGGCCAACATGGAGCGCACTGCGATCGGCGTGCGCTACCATGACACCTTCGTGCTGATCTGGAATGAGGACGGGAGCATCGAGCTCTATACACGCGGCTATCGCACCATGACCACACGCAGGCGGATGAATACCTACCTACCCAAGCCCTGGGAGATCCACACCGAGGGAGGCGTGTGGTACTTGAGTGAGGGGAGCTTCGGCTCCCTGCGCTCCGTCTTTGTCGAGGGCATCACCCTCACGCCGGACGCGCCTTGCCACGAAGATGTGGTGTACCAGCCTCGCGACGGCGAGGAGGAGAAGAAGCTCATCCTCTGGGAGAGGGAGGCTGTGCGGACGTATGCGGCGCGCTACGTCGGACTGCTCTGGGCGGGGCGATTGGCCACGCCTACACCGGCCCAGTGTCTTCAGTGCTTCGAGAACGATCTCCCTGCGCTGCGCTACGCCACAACTAACCACCTGCGGCGGCATGTGTTGGCGAACACCTACCCATCCATGGTGATCATCAACGCCCTCAAAGCGGCTGGCTACAAAGACTGGGTAATGCCACAGGCAATGGCTTACCTAGATCACTCCTCTGCCGAGCTGTGTGCAAAGAAGGAGACGCTGCGCTTCCCCCTCCCCTACGCCGCAACGAAGCGTGCCCTGCTGCGGTTCCTGCTCACGCACATGGGTCATAGCGTGTAGCTGATCAGGGCAGGCACAGGTGCGCCCCCATGCCCTTGTGGGGGCGCACCACTACACGAAGGCAGGAAGAATAGATCGATCTGATCGCTCAAGCCATCGCAAAGGAGGCACTATGGAAACACGCATACCGACCTGGGTAGTTCTTCTTCTGCTCGTCCTCTTCTCCCTGTGGATATTGGCACAGGCGGAGGGGATGATGGCGGACCCCTACGTCCCCGCTGTGCGCCCCGAGACCATACAGCGGGCCTTTGTCCCTTGACAAGTATATACTGTCTGGTGTATACTGAGTAAGAAAGGAGGTGGCTATGCCACTATACCGAGTGATGTTCCAGGTGGCAGCGCTCTATGACGCCTATGTGGAGGCGGACTCTTCAGAGGAAGCAAGCGAGAAGATCGCGTTGCTAGACGTCACAGAGGCAGCAGAAGCGGGCACGAAATACGACGGCCCCAGTATTGTGAATGTGGAGACTTTGTATGAGGTTCCCTGGGAGGGCATGTTCCACCATCGATATGCAGAGGGAGCTTATAACGACGAAGAGGAGGTGGCTATTTGATGGACATTACCATCCCTGTGGAGGAGGTCGAACTGACCGCGATCGTCAACGTCCTGCGCGAGACTTTGGCCGAGGCGACTGTCGATGAGGACGGTGCCCTATCCCTTACCCTGGGTCTAGGGAACGCCAACATCTACGCTGAGGTAGTCGTCGGGGAGGCGCGGCACTTCTTTGTCATCAGCGCAGAGGATCTTATCACAGCCCTGTGGGGCTTAGCAACCGAAGGAGACGACTATGTACTACGCGCCTAAAGAGACAGCCATTCAGTCAGGGCAACACCTACTTCGTGCGATCGCAGAGGCGGTGCGGAAAGTCTGCCCAGACGAATCCTTTTCCCTCGTCCTAAACGGAGACGGGAGCGGGCAGATTATTTCTACGCCTGCCCTACCCCCAGATCAAGTAGCAGAAGCGCCTGCGAGGATTCGTTGTGGCTGGGCTGAAGATGAAGACTCAACAATCGTGATCCTTAGCTGGATCGGCAGGCTCGTGAACGAAGAACACGAGCTAGAATGGTAGGAGGACAAAGCATGAACGCAATTCGCATGGATATTCACGGACTTGTCCAAGAACTGTTGGCGCGGGAGAAGGAGAAGCGTCAGCACTTCTCGGCCATGGAGAGGAACAACGGATCTTTCCTTGTGGGGGCGCACCAAGGCAGTAGAACGATCCGCGTCGCCTATGACCCTCCTGTCGGTGAGGGGGAGCTTGGCACCTACCGCGTCGGCATGGGGATGGACCAATGCCGACTCCTGCGCTCAGTGCGTGAGGAGGACGCACAGGGCTTCTTGGAGGAGCTTCTCACAGAGGAGGTGCTTCGCGTCATAGACAACGTGATTGGCGATCAGGGGGAGATTGAGGTGCTCTATGAGCTTCCTGACGAAATCCTGTCGCAGCGGCGAGTGCTACGGATCCTGCGCTTTGCCGCCGAGCTCCTTGCTCGTGGCCTCGCCCAGGGAGACATGGGGCTAACAGTGGGCCTAACCAACGCCAAAGAGGCCCTGCATTGCACAGAGGAGGAGGTGAGACAGATTGAGAGTGACCTGGCCTGGTTCTATTCCAGAGCGGAAGAGAGGGCGAACAATGCCGAGGAGCGTTGAGGAGGCGGCTCTAGCAATTACCGTGGCGCTGGGGCTGTTGCTTGGCCTGTCTGCGGTGGTCCTATCCTGGGTGTTGTAAGTCAAGCAGATCCTGTAGTGTGAACAGGAGGTTCCAATGGCAAAGAAAAAGATCTGTCGAGTAGACGCGAGACCTTCCTACGTCACGATTCTACGTTCGGAAAGCGGCGGGATTGAGGATGTGTCGAGCGCAAAGATCTACACCAACCCTTCCCCCACAGCGCTGTTCCTCCTCTCCAGGGCGTGCAACACGCTCGCCCTGAATGGTGAGGGAACATTGACGGCACCGCTGTTTCGGCCCGAAGAGGTTGGTTGGACGTGGACACGACAGGGAGCCCTAAGCAGCACGACAATGGCCTATATCATGGACTATTGTAGGCAGAAGCCCCCCGTGGGGGATTGACGAGGATGAATCCGGCAACCATAATAGTAGACGGGGCGGTGATGAGCCGCCCCGAGGAGGATCAACCAGCCCCCTTGTGCGTTCGTTGCAACGATGTGGGCTATGTGGAGGAGGGCTGCGCCGGGGAGAGCGACTTTCGCCTCTGCCCTGCGACAGGATGCGCAGCCGCTCAAGAGGCATTTGACGCTTTGAAGGAGGACAGCGATGGACTTTATTGAGCGTACCCCTGTGGACATGGAGTGGGTACTTGGGACAAAGGAAGACCTAGAGAGCTTGACCGACGAGTCACTGCATGAGATGGGCGTAGCGATCGAGGAGGTGAATCACCTCAAAGTAACCACTGGGGGATACACACTAGCCTCGCCACGCGCCTCTATTGTGACTCGTTCTCATTGGGAAGAAGGGTACAAGACATACGTCCTTTTCGTGGGCGTAGAGGGGACACACTACACCTCATCCAAGGGCTTTTGGTTTGGCAGTGCTGACGAGACGGCCCTGCGGTACACTGCCGTCTTTTGGGTAGAGCACTGCTTCAACAAGGCCATTCATCGCTCCGCACAGCGCCTCCACACCTATGGCCTTTCGGGTGGGCAGGACGCCCTGGACGAAGAGAATAGGACTCGTCACTTCTGGGCGACGGTCATCCAGGAGCTGGAGCGGGGGCCGTTCTCTGAGGCCCTACAAGAGCCCCTAACCGACCAGGACTTTGGGCAGGAGACGACGCTCTCCCCCGAGGAGCGCCTCGCTTTTCATGCACGCCTGGATCGCTTCTTGAAAGAAGGGAAGTAACCATGCCCATCTTTCGTGTAATTGCTGAGGAGGTTTGGATTCGTAGCTTCCTCGTGGAGGCCGAGGACGAGGACGCAGCGCTTCAACGTGTAGTATTTCACCACGACGAAGCGGGTGAGGACATTCAGGCGGAGGACCACTACATGAAGGGGTTTACCTACCCTCAAGGGTGGTCCGTGATGAACGTCGAGGCAGAGATGTTGGCGGCACAGGCGCTCCAGGCCGTGGCCATTCACGGTGCAGCGACATGGAACACCCCAGAGGAGAGGCAGCAATCCCTGCACTCGTTAGAGGACGTTGCCATGGAAGTTGCACAAGCGCTCGCTCGCTTGAGTGAGGAGGCCGAGTGACCATCTTTCTCGTAATCCCTTATGGGGCTGTCGCGCTCAGCCTGTCCCACAATCCCTATCCCGTGTTTCGAGCACAGGCCAAGACCGCGCAGGAGGCGCTCAGCGCAGTGTTTGCGTACAAGCGAGAGTACGTAAAACAACCCGACTCCCCTGTGCCTCTCGGGGAGATCTTTACGGTGAACGGCAAGAAGGGCGTCTTGGTATTCGATTTGCATGAATTGCATCGGGAAGCTACTGCTTGACAACATTCATCGAATGCTGTATAATAGTCAGTATGAAGGGAGGGCTATATGGGTAGGACAACGATTGGAGCGCCGACACTCACTAAACTAAAGGAGCTTGCCACCAAGCTACACCTCCGACCGAATCCACTGCTAAGCTACTTCATCGTAGAGAACGTAAGTGCAGCGTCGGAGAGCACGGTGCCCACGATGGAGACGTATAGCGATATTCCCCTAGAGTATATCTTGTCTGTCACCATATCGAAGCGGGCCTCCACCATCGTCAAAGACCTATACTCTCTCTATGGAAGCTCAAGATGCCGTGTGCATGCCATCACTAGCTTCCTCGCAGAGGATGCGTTAGCCACTTATGCTTACACACCAGAGCGTTTCCCAGGGGTGAAGCACCTGCCCCAGCAAGGTGTCCATAGCTATCGCAAGAACACTTCTGTAGGGATCGCCAAGGCGGTTTACGAGCGCCTAAAGTGGCAACAGGAACGTAGCGTCGCTGAGCAGCCCGAGGAGCGACCGTCCATCTCTGCCTTGGTCGAGGGGATCTTGCGCACAGTGCCCAGGCAGAGGCTCTTTGCGGATTTGGGAAACGCTCAGAAGGTACAGATAGCGCTGGGCAGTCTACCCATACGGGAATATGTGGCAGTAGTGCTCACGCCGGGGAGCTATGAGTTCATCTCCTTCCTGGCAGCGGAGACAGGAGCACCGAAGTCACGAATCCTCACCTACATCATTGCCGAGGAACTGCGCGCTGTGGAGGATACCCTCGTCGTGGACGGAGGCCTCCTCCCCGACGATATTCGGGAGAGATATACTGAACTCCTGGGGCAGCTCCTAGCAATCGGAGAAGAGGAGAACTACTGATGGCTGGATACTGTATTCTTGGCAGTCTGCTAATCATGCTATTCATGGTCCTTTGCGTTAAGATCGCACAAGTAATCACGGCGCTCCTGGAGGCGCATAAGGCGCACTGCCTGTGTGAGGCGGGGCGAATGCTCCAGGAGACAGCAGAGGAAGGAGGAGTGGAAGCAGGCACCTTCAAGGGACCACAGGCTTTCACCTACCTTGGACCGGACGGACAACCACGCGAGGCGAAAAGAGGGAGTGTGATGTATGAGGAAATCTTAGACTCTTTTTAGGAGGGGACGATGTACGCTTTGGATCCTATGTTCAAGATGTTGGCGGTGCGCACGAGGGTGCGCATCATTGAGTCCCTTGCGCGAACTGGACCAATGACCCATGCAGACTTGAGCGCGAGGATGGAGAAGCCGCTAGGCGTTTGGACCCATCTGCAGAAGATGGTCCACGCTGGGCTACTCCTTCGTGAGGACGTGGACGAGAGCAATGTGCGCTACCACTTGAACAAAGAGGCCTTTCGGGCGCTTGCCCAGTGGATGCTGGACATTGCTGAGGTAGCCGAAGGAAAGGAGGAAGTGCGCGAGGCAGTGCTAGAGGCGGCCACATGACACACTAGGAGGTAAGCGATGAAGACAACCATCACCGCACGCGACGTAGAGAACTACTTGCAATGCAGATTCCGCTGGCTCATGGAGTCCGTGTACCACATGGTCCCCAAGGCGGGGAACAAGCACCTCATCTTGCACAAGGCCGTGCGCCGCGGATTGGATGCGTACTACCGAGAAGAGGACGCGGTCGCTGCTGCAACCGCAGCCTGGGATCAAGAGATTGCGCGGATCCGCGCTCGCTTAGATGGCCCCATTCCAGAGGAGCTAGAAGACTATCGCTCACTTGCAATATCTATGGTTGAGAACTATCCTACATGGGCGGCGGAGAACGACAACTTTGAAGTGACCGAGGTCAGCCCCCTCCTCGACGTGTCCCTCCTTGGCAAGGGCAGGCGATGGATCACCCTGTCGCTCCGTCCAGACCTACTCGTCCAAAGGCACGATGGTACTTTTTGGCTCGTCATACACAAGACGAGAACTAGTATGCCAACGCGGGATCAACTAGTCATGGAAGACTGCATCTTGACGCTCTTGACTGCCCTTCGCCAACCGGGGGTCTCTACTGCGGTTGCGCAAACACAGGGGGTCATGGCCAACGTCCTCCGTAAGGCAGAGATCCGGTCCCCCCGTGTGCTCAAGAGCGGAGCCCTCTCTAAGGACAAGTCGCAGAATACGACACCGGCGCTGTATCGTGCAGCGCTGCGGGAGCTTGGACTACCCGAGGACGAGTACGCAGACATCTTGGAAGCGCTGGACCCCAACAAGTTCAACGCACGAGAGGAGTTTCGAGCCGCACCAACCCTCACCGACTGGTATCAAACCTTCCTGGCCGCTGCTATCGACGATATGCTCCGCGCTCCACAAGAGGCGTCGTCCTGGAAGGCAGACAGCACCACTTGCTCCTATTGCCCCTATCTCGACGTGTGCAATGTGCGCGTCCATGGTGGGGCCTGGACAAGCCTCGTAACCGAGTCCTTTGTAGCCTTAGAGGCGGAGGTGTAGTTAATGCCCATTCTCACTCCAGAGACCATGGTTAACGTACCCATACGGGCGCTCTTCTACGGATCCACAGGGGCAGGGAAGACGTACCTTTGCGGCACCGCGGTGGACGTCCCTAGTATGCTTCCCTTACTACATGTGGACGTAGAATCGGGGTATCGAACCGTCCGTGACAAGTACCTTCCCTTAGTCCGCTCTGGACAAGTCGATGTGCTGACCACCACGAGCGCTAAGGATGTCAGTGTCATCTTTGCCGCCCTGTGGGGACCGGACCGAGGGAAGTACCGCACGGTCGTCATCGACAGCCTCACCGAGCTCTACGCCCTGCTCATGAACATCCACCTTACAGGAAAAGGAAGGGAGGAAACGAATACCCAACTACAGGACTATGGAGTCATTGCCGCACAGATGCTCAAGCTCTTGCGTAGGATGACTCGGGAGAGTACCTGTCACATTCTCTGCACGGCGGGAGAGGACACGGAGAAGGACGAGATCTCCGGTGCTTTGCGTATCGGCCCTGACATTACGGGGCAGATGAGCCGCCGAGCCCCACGCTACTTCGACATCGTCGGCTACTTGACTTCGGAGATCAAAGCACGCTCTGACGGAGTCGTGCGAGAGACAAAGCGGCTGCTCCAACTTCAGCCATACGGGAATGTTCAGGCAAAGGACCGCACCCCTGGATCTCCCCTCGGCGCACTTCTTGAAGATCCCACCATGGCGAAGCTGTACAAGGCTTCCTATGGACACCTAGATCCCCTAGACTTCTCTTCCCTCAAGAATGCAGAGTCTCTCGCACCAGAGGAAGAGGAAGCCTTGGTAGATGCGGAGGGGGCTGAGGAAGAACCATGGGAAGAAGACGAACTTTCGGACGTTCAACCAATCGAAGCGTAGAGGAGAAAACATCATGGCAAAGATTAAAACAGATTTTGGTGCTGGCGTAGAGATCGCTCCTGTTCCTATGCCGATCGGCTCGTTCATCATTCGGATCGACAAGATCGAGGTCAAGCCGAGCAAGGCCTCCAACCTCCCCACGATGTACATCAATGGGGAGTGCGTAAGCCATGGCGAGGAAGGACACCGTGTCTTCTTCACCGTCTCACTAAGTGACAAGGCGCAGTTCCGCTTGGGGCAGCTGCTCGTCTTCAGCAATCTGTATGAGGAGGACGAGCTTAAGGGCCAGTTCGACTTTGACACCGACGACCTCATTGGTCAGGAGATTGGAGTCAACTTCACCCCGACGGTGGACAACGACGGCAACCCAACCACCGAGGCCAAGTCTTTCACCTATCCTGAAAAGTGTGGAGGGCCAACGGGGGAGGACTATGAGGCAGTCGCCACCGCGGCAGCCGTAGGCGGCCTGGAAGGCCTCTTGTAGTTCATCCGGACCATAGCAACAGGCCGATCATGCTGGAGGCCACCCACCCTAGTTGGGTGGCCTTCTCCATCTAATGGTTTAGGAGACGTAGCATGGACTTGCTGCATGCTTTGTTCCAAACGCTGCGTCCGGATGAGCAAATCTATGTGTGGCGGAAATCGCCACACGAGCGCAGGCTCTTTGATAGCCCCCAAGAAGTTGAGGAATACGTCGAGGGGCTAGATGACAAGGCCGACGTCTACTTCGGGGTTGCCCCGAGGATACGTGGGGCCTACGACACGGTTAGTCGCGTTACCGCCGTGTGGGCAGATCTAGACTTTTCGGCCTTTGGGGACTCTCAAGAGAAAGCTAAGGACGCACTCATGTTCTACCCCGTGGAGCCTAGCTTCGTTGTAGCTAGTGGGCATGGCTTGCACGCCTATTGGCTGCTCGAAGAAGGCATCCCTGGGGACGTAGCGCAACGCATCATGCGCGATCTCACAGCCGTTGTTGGAGCGGACCCGACCCACGACCCCCCGCACGTCCTCCGTGTTCCTGGGACAGTCAACGCGAAGCGTCCCGAGGCACCCTGTGCGGTCAAGGAGCTACTCAGTCAGAAGAACTTCGTGTACAACCCAGAGGACTTGGAGCGCTTAGGGCGGCTGAGTAGCCGGGCTCTACACATCATCGCCACCGGATCGACGAAGGATTTTGCCTCCCGCAGTGAGCGGGACTGGTTTGTTGTCCGCGAACTGATCGCGCTGGGCATCGGCCAGAAGACGATCGAGGCTTCGATTCAGCAGAAAAAGTGGGGGAATCGCTATCGAGAGGATCCCCGCCTCCTGCGAGTAGACTTAGAAAAAGCGAAGAGCCCCTTCGCCTCGGCGGAGCTTCGTTTCATTGAGGCCCAAGACTGCCTCTTCTTCATTACGCAAAATGGAAAACACCAAGTCTCTACCTTCACGTTCGAGCCGGAGCGCCTCCTAACAGATCCGACGGGGGGTGCAGAGGACGCGCTGCTCGGCACCGTGCGTGCGGCTGGGCAAGTGTGGAAAGAACGGATATTCCCGCGAAGCGCGTTCTCCTCCCAAGCCAAACTTCATGGCTACCTGCCCATGATGTGGTGGCAGTGGACGGGGAATGACTACGAGACCCGCCAATACTTGATCTACTTGATGGCCCGCTTGCAGCAGTCTGGGGGAGGCCGGACCTTCGTGACCTCCACAATGGGGAGACACGAAGACATGTGGGTGTATCGCGAAGGAGCCATCACCACGGAGGGGATCGTACCTGCCGCTCAGGCTCCCTATATCTTTATGGCTCCCTCGAAGGGCCGCGGCTCTAAGAAAGACACATGGCCAGAGCTCTCCTATGAGCTCTTGGCTGAGGACGACTACCGCGCGCTTTGCATAGAGCTTGGCGAACACATCCCCAACACCAACACCATCGGCGCTGTGCTCCCTATCTTAGGATGGTTCTGCGCAAACCCGCTCAAGCCGCTTTTTGGGGCAGCGGGGATCCGCTTTCCGCACCTAAATGTCTTTGGTACGATGGGCGCAGGGAAGACGAGCTCTTTACTCAAACTTTACATGCCCCTCCTCGGCATGACGGATCCCAAGACATGGACAACGCAGACGACGACGTTCGTCATGCGCTGTCTCCTGGCGGGGACAAATGCCCTCCCTGTGATCTTTGGCGAGTTCCGGGCGTCCACCTCAGAAGCGGCGCGTAACGACTTTGCACATATTATTCGTCAGGCCTACGACACAGGGCTAGACGCTCGTGGACGGGCCGATCAAAGCACCAACGTGTACGCCCTAGATGCACCCATCATCATTGATGGCGAGGACGCGGTCAACGACGGAGCTCTTCGAGAGCGCTGCATCATTGTAAACCTACAGCCCGCAGACATCGCTGTAGGATCAGCGGCGTACACATCCTTCGAGCATCTTGCAGCGCTGCCTCTGCATCACTTTGCTGGCCACTACATCCAACGTACCCTACATGAAACAGCAGAAAGTGTCTATGAGCGTTGGGAACGATATGTAGAGGAAACCTCGCGAGTCTTTGATGAAGGACTCCCCGACCGCGTCCGGAAGAACATCTCCGTAGTCTGCGTAGGGCTAGAGCTCTTTTGTGAGCATATGGAGGCGTGGAGCGCCCCGGCCCCAGAGTGGAAGTTAGCCGATCTCGGGAAGCAACTGCGTAATGCTTCAGTACGTCTCGCCACAGGGGTATCACGCACGATGTTCGACGACTTCATTGAAGACCTCGTTGGCGTGGCGGCGAATCAAGGCGTGACCAGCACCCCCTTTATCAGCTATTACCAGGAGCGGGATAAGGTATTGTGGGTACACCTAGCGACAGCGATCGCGTGGTGGGACAAGTCCATGCGCGCCCGTGGGCGCTCTGGCTTAGAAGTGATGGCCTTGCGGGCGCAGCTGCAGGAGCGTTGCGAGAATGGTGGGTACGCTCTTCCCGAACAGACGCTTAACACAGGGACAAACCAGAGATTGAGCTGTTTTGGGGTCTCATTACCCAAGTGTCAGGAGGTTGGCCTAGATGTTCCGGATGGACTAGCAAAGCACATCACGCTTGCAAGGAGGAATGAGCTATGACCATCAAACGACCAGGAGCCCTTTGTGATGAATGCCCCCTGCAAGAGTGCCGAGGGCTCACAGGGAGGTTCGCCAAGGGAAGTTCTGCAGACAAGCCCGTGGACGTCGTCATCGTTGGGGAGTCCCCAGGGAGGCAGGAGATGATTCAGAAGGCCGTCTTTGTTGGTCCAAGTGGAAAGCTCCTGTCTAGGGTTGCTGGACCCAAGAAGCTAGGCAACATCTACTTGACCAACGCCGCCCTGTGCTACACGGAGAACGGCAAGGATAAGGAGCAGGCCGCTAAGGCATGCGCCCCACGCCTGTGGCGGGAACTGCTTAGTCTGTCTCCGCGGCTTGTTGTCTCCATGGGGAACATCCCCACCGAGAGCCTGCTCGGCCCAGGCCCCGGCATTACGACGCGGCGGGGAGTTGCGGAGGAGCGCAACGGGCTAACAATCCTCCCCACTGTGCACCCCGCCTATGTCTTGCGTAGCGGTAGCGCCCTGCCCGACTTTGATCAAGATTTTGCAAAGGCGGAAGCGTTTTTGGCCCAGGGACAGGTTGCCTTTCGTGTGGCTGAGGAGGACAGGGACATCTCCTATAGGGTCACGACGGACTACAAGGACGTCCTCCAGAAGGCCGCCTCCGCCCCCTTTGCGGTGTTGGACTTGGAGACATCTAGCTTGGACATCTGCACGGCCACGGTGCTCTGCATGGTGATCGCCCCCCAGGGGGATCCTCAAGTGTACATCCTACCACAGACGGTCATGGAGGACTTGGGCTTCCGCGACGCTTTACGCAACTGTCCTGCACGGTGGAGTGGCCACAACGCCAAGTTCGATCGCAATGTGTTAGCGAAGCGTTGGGGCATTTCGCTACGCTTCACTCATGACTCCCTCTTGGGGCACTACATGCTGGACGAGCGCAAGGGCACGCACGGGCTGAAGGATATCTCCCGCTCCCTGTGGAACGCGCCCGACTGGGAAGCGCCCATCCAGGAGGCACTGAAGGAGCGGAAGTCGAAGAGCTACGCTGACGTGCCCCCGGCCATGCTGCACAAGTACGCCGCACTCGACGGTCACTATCAACGGAAGCTGACTGAGCATGTCATCGCGGAGCTTGAGAAGCTACCCAAGCGATGGAGCGTCTACGCAGACCTACTAATTCCTGCCATGCACGCCTTGTCCAATGCAGAAGTAAAGGGCGTACTGCTCGACTTACCGCTGTTACACGCCTATCAACAAACGTATGAGAAGAAGATCCTTCGGGTATTGTCCCAGATTCATGAGATTATTGGACGTCCCTTCGACCCAACACAGCCCAAGGCTACCTTCAACGCGGGCTCTCCAGCCCAGGTCGCAGCTGTGATGTTTGACGAGCTGGGTCTTCCGCAGCTGAATGGACGCTCGACAAACGCCACCACCGTGCTCAAGCGGTATGAGAATCCCCACCCGTTTGTCACAGCCATCTTAGAGTTCCGAGAACTCAACACGATGATCACGCGCTACCTCAATGGGCTGGAGAGGTCGGTCAGTCCCTTTGGTACAGTGCACACCAACTTCAACCTGCAAGGCACGACCACAGGGAGGTTGTCCTCTAGCGATCCCAATCTCCAGAATCAGCCGCGCAAGAATGCGGACATCAAGAAGCTCTTCGCACCAGATCCGGGGAACTGGTGGATCGAGGCGGATTACTCCCAGATTGAGTTACGGGTCATTGCGTGGCTGTCCCAGGATCCTTGGCTGCTGCAGTGCTATCGAGATGGTAGAGATCTGCATGGAGAGATGGCCGCGGAGGTCTACGGCCCCGACTATGTTAAAGAGCAGCGCAGCTTGGCCAAAGGCATGAACTTTGGACTGGCCTATGGGCGTACAATCTTTGGCATCATGCAGGATGGGGACATCAACATATCGCTGGAGGAAGCTGAGCGCATCAAGGAAGTGTTCTTCGCCCGCATGCCCGGAGTCGTCCGCTGGGTAGCAGAGACCAAGGCGTTTGTGCTCAAGAACCACTACATCGAGACCCCCCTGGGGCGCGTTCGTAACTTCCCGGAGATCGCAATCGCTCGTTCTGCTGGGGATCGTGAACGGATCTTTCGAGAAGCGGTGAACAACAATCCTCAGAGTGTGGCCAGTGACGTCACGCTTCGGGCATTCACAAAGCTAGACGCGCTTGGGTATGACATGCGCATCACCGTGCACGATAGCGTCGTCGCTCAAGCCCCACAGGGGGATGTGAAGGACGTCGCCCGAGAGATGTGCCGGATCATGGAGGAGAGCGCCACGGAGCTGCTGGGGGACGATCTTCCCTTTCCCGCGGACGCTGGGGTAGGGCCTACATGGGGAGACATCAAGGAGATAGACGTATGAGCGGGACCGTCGTAGTCGTCGTGGATCCGGGGGAGTCCACTGGGGTCATCGTGGCTTGCCTCGAAGAAAAGACTGCCCTCCCCACTATCATAGAAGCTACGACCATTCCATTGTGGCGAGGGCTGCAGGAGCTCATCGCAAAGTATCAGCCTGCGTGCATCGTCGCGGAGGAGTTTAGGCTCCGCGCTGCACAGGCAAAAGCGCAAGCAGGCTCGTACATGCCCTCCTCCCAAGTCCTGGGTGTGCTGACGTTTCTTGCTGAGCATGCGGATATCCCCCTGGTGGAGCAGTCTGCCTCCTTTGGCTTTCAGCGAGGGAGGGTCCGCAGCGATGAGGAAAAAGCACTATTTGACGCACTAGGTACAGTGCACGAACAGGCGGCCTTTCACCACTTACTGGCCTATGTTCGGGCTCAAGGAGGGAAGTGATGCTCACGTACTTGCCTGCTCGGGGACGCTACACCGCAAAGATTTCGGGATCGGGGATAGACGGCAAGAAGGCGGCGGTTGCCTGCAAGGACATTCCCGGCGTGACCTTCAGGGACGGCTCGGTGAAGATCCCCGCAGACCCCAGGTTGTTGGAGATGGTTGCCCACCACTGGGACAACAACATCCTCATCTCAAAGGAACTCCAGGCGTGGTACAAGCGGGAGACGGACGCGGAGCGCAAGCTCGTCGAGCTCCTCGCCCGTGAAGACGCTTCGTTAGAGCATCCAAACTCCAATATTCTACATCCCTATCAGCGAGTTGGAGTGAACTACTTGGTTAACGCTGGTGGTGGGTTGTTATGTGACGACATGGGCTTAGGGAAGCAACAGCCTGTAGACACCAGTGTATTAACGCCAAGTGGATGGCGAGTCTTAGGAGGATTACAGCTAGGAGATGCTGTCATCGGATCAGACGGAAAGCCAACCCTTGTCACTGGAATCTATCCACAGGGTGTAAAGCCTTCCTTTCGGGTTTACATGTCCGATGGCTCCAGTGTTGAGGCTGGGCCAGAACATCTTTGGTTGGTCTCTTACCGTCGCGGGGGAAGGAAGTGGCAAGAGCTTGAGCTAACAACGGAGCAACTAGCAAACCGCCCTGTCATAACTCAACAGTGGTCTAGGGCCAATGATTTCGAGTCCACACTCGACTTGAGTAAGACGAAACTTTACCTGCCTATGCTCTCTGGCATACCCGACTTGGGCAGCAATGAACCACGGCCCATTGATCCCTATACGTTGGGCGCACTCTTGGCGAATGGATGCTTGCATTGTGGAACGCCAACATTGACTGTGAATACGGCAGACGCTCAGGAGGTGATAGCCTATGTCTCCCAGAAAGAGGAGCTTGGGGCCGTCCACGCCTATGGGCAAGCGACCCATATTAATATCCTGTCCATGACGGAGCGTATACGATCCCTCAACCTCGACGTGAGCAGCCGAGAGAAGTTCATTCCTCGGGCATACTTCAACGCCTCGGGGGCGCAACGGAAGGATCTTTTACATGGTCTTATGGACGGGGACGGCAGCATCTCTAAAACGGGGAACCGTGTAACCTATCATAGCTGCTGCCAACAGTTGGCTAGAGACGTTCAAGAATTGGTAGAAAGCCTGGGTGGCATAGCCAGCATTAAAGAGTACAGCCGCAAGGAAAAGCCGACAGAATATCACGTTAGGATTCGTCTTTCCTTCAATCCCTTTCGCATGCACCGCAAGGGGGATCGGTACAAGCCAGGACGGCTCGCCGCACCCTGCCGAACAATTCAGAGGGTTGAATACGTTCGGGAAGTGGAGTCGGTATGTATTGCCGTTGATGCCCCAGATCACCTATACGTCACTGAACACTGCATTCTTACGCACAACACTGCCCAGTCTATTATATCTGTTGACCTGTCTAGGGACAATGATCGTGTTCTTGTAATATGCCCCAATGCTGTGAAGCACCAGTGGCGGGAGGAGATTGAGAAATGGTCGTGCCTCAATCACCCCGTACATACGCTGGAATGGGCTACCCGAGAGGCGTGCATGCAATCCTTTCAGGAGCAGGGTGGCTGGGTGATCGCAAACTACTACGCCCTGCAGCGCTTCTGGGTGGGCAAGGAGGAGTACAAGACCGGCTTCGACGTGGGCACCTGGGACTGGGTCATCATCGACGAGGGGCACAGGCTGAAGAATCGCAAGACGCGCAGCTTCCACGCAGCCTCGCTGCTCTCCTTCGCGCACTTGGCCATCCTCACCGGCACGCCCATGGGCAATGACCCCAGCGAGATGTGGGCTTTGCTCCACCTGCTCGACCCGAAGAAGTACAGCTCCTACTGGCGCTTCTTCGAGATGTACGTGGAGTACATGGAGGATCATATCTTTGGGACGCGCACGATCTTGGGGACGAAGAATCCAAAGCTGCTGCGCACCGATCTCGCTCCGCGAATGGTACAGCGCCGTAAGGAGGACGTTCTCCCGCAGCTCCCTCGAAAGCAGTACCAGACACTTCGCCTAGACATGGACAAGGCCCAGCGCAAATACTATGTACAGATGCTAACCGAGAGTCGTCTCGCCCTGGAGAATGGGGAGGAGCTGGAAGCATGGTCGGCCCTAGCCGTCCTCGTGCGCCTGCGGCAGATCCTCAGCACCCCAGCTAACTTTGATCTGCCCGACGTCTCCACAAAGCTAGACGCGGCTATGGAGCTAATTACCTCCACGTCGCGGAGGGTGGTTGTGTACAGCATCTACCGCAAGACCGTCTTCTCCCTGTGCGCCCGTCTGGACAAAGAGAGCATCCCCAACGTGCGCATCATTGGAGGCATGTCAGGAGAGGAACGGCACGAGGCACAGCGGCGAGTCAATGCCGCTGAGGCCCAAGTGCTGGTCGCTACGATCCGGGCAGGAGGCACAGGGCTGAACTTGCAGGGGGCCTCAACGGCGATCTTTGTCGATGAGGAGTGGAATCCTTTGGAGCAGCGGCAGGCGGAGGATCGTCTACACCGCCTTGGTCAGACAGAGACGGTGCACATTATCCGCCTGTGTTGCCCAGGAACAGTAGACGACTTGGTGATGGAGATCTTACTGCGCAAGAAAAAGATGCACGATGCTGTCTTCGCCGAGGCCCTTCAACGGGAGTTTGATCGCTTTCTTGTTACTTCCCCAACCATCTCGGACTTACTGTCAGGATGAGCATTTGAACAAGTGCGACAATGCTCGCAGTGACAAGGATCATGCCGTCTACAAGGGGGCCAGCGATCGTAGTTAGAGGGGGGAGTAAAAACGCAGCCTCACTGCAGACAATGGTGCTTGCTGCCGCAATGATGAAGGTTAGGATGGCTACCCCTTGGCAAAACAGAGACGCTTTGGTTCGTGTAGCTCGCCACAAAGTTCGTGCCCGCACAAAGTTAAAGACACTCACGGCGATCGATAGTATTGCGATGCCCGTGTAGATCCGGTATAGCCACATAAGCGTCACGAATGACCTCCGCTGCTTTGATGCTCTAGATCGTAAAGGAGTTTTGCAACACGGGCATCAAAGATGTCCATGTCTGTATCGATTTTATCCTTTTTATAGAGCGAATAAGCTGCTGTCAGCAGGCCTCCTAAAATAATTCCACACAGCAGCAAGTAAATCTGTATTGGCATTGCCTTAGTCTCTCCCTTTGTCCAGCGCCCGTAGGCAGTCCAATATGCGCTCAGTCGTGTTTGTAGATTCTACACGATGAATCTCCCAGGCCTGCAGGAGCTTCTGTAGGCTTTCGCGTAGGTGGTCGATTTGCTTGTCTCGAACAATAAGTAGATAGATCAATAAGACATTGACGGCATAGGATGGCCCGAGTTCAATGAACTTTGTCCACGGTAGGTTTTCCATACTCTCCATGAGTCTCCGTAGGCACCTAGAAACTTGTAAGTAGGATTTGTACCCGTCCAGGGACTCCTGGAGGCTTGCCTTCAAGCGCGACACCAAGGTGGTATTCCCCGGCTACCCCTGTATCTAGGGTTGCTAATCTTTCTGTACCAGAAGCAACAATGAAATCACCAGGAAAGACATTCGCAGCATCGACCATGACGACGGCAATGTTGAACCCCGGCGTGTAGCACTTTACCGTGGCGTCGTGAGGCCCACCAATAAAGACGACGAGAGGGATGCGAATTACATCCCCAGGAGCGGTCAGGCATACAGACAAGTCCTGAGTTGTATCGATGATGACGACGTCTCCCGGATTCAGGGTCGTGAGGCTATTGTTGACCAAGTTCACAGAGGGCACCTCACGTGTCTCGAAGCGGCCCTGGTAGCCCCTGGAGCTCCTAACCTCTCGGCTGAGTGGATTAGAGAATGTCTCGTGTGGCCTAGCCGCGTGTCCCCTATTCATTAGTAATCCTCCGGGCGCGGATAGACAAAGAAGGTTGGTATAATGATGGGCACAGACTGCTCGGCCTTTCGTAGGACCTCGCGGACGCGGACGATGCGGCAGGGGAAGGAGTGCCCGGCGAACTCTCCGGTGCAGATATCTCCGAGGTTCCATCCACACCCGTAAGTAGCGATTTGATTCGACGCCGCCTTGAGCGCAAACTCCTGTATCTGCCCCCGCTCTACCAAGTGGGCATCCCCTGTGGCCCGGAGCGCTGCCGTAGAGGTCTCGCGGCTGTTCTCGATGAAGCTCTCTATGCGGTTCCACGGGCTATCCGCATCTCGCCCAATGATGTTCCGCCTCTCCTCGATCTGCCTCGCGGCACCAATACCCTCACCCGCAACGTACACGACCGTAACCTCTTCGAGTCGATCGCTGTTGTAGGCCGGTTCCATGATGTTGGCTCGGTCCAACGACCATACCATCTCAGGGTGCCCATAGGTATTTCCCCGTGTACGGTCCCACCCGCGGTAGGGATAGAACACCCGGAAGTCTAAGTATGAATATGTCTGATAGATATCCCAGTCAGCGCCTATGTCCACTTCAGTGAGTTTATCTAGCTCCTCATTCATTCTAGTGAAGCGATAGCTCAGGTTGAGTGGCACGCCGTAGCTGTCGTTTGGCCAGACGCGCAGTCGGGGCATGGTCCGCTCGGGATCCCCTCCGACGTCTGTCGCGCTGTAGCGCACCATATCACGCATGATGTTCGTGAAGGGGCCGATGAGCGTTAAGAAGGATTCGTGCTCTGTTCTTGGCAGCAGGATACGTCTGTACATGAGGTGCTTCAAGTCTGGTCCCGCACTCAAGAACCACTCTGTCCCATCCTCATCGTTCCACGTTCGGGCGAAGCGATGGAAGCCCTCAAAGACCACAACGGCCTCTCCGGCCTCGTTGATTCGCCTCACCTGGATGATTCGATCAAGGAGGAAATCTCGTGTAGGAAGCAAGGAAGCATTTCCCGTCAGGCTGTAGTTGCCAAGCGCATGGTGGAACTGTCCATTCACAGCACGCTCGAACTCAAGCTCTGTATACTGATCGATCACATGTAAAACGCTGCCATCATAGTCAAGCAGCCTGACCTCGTAGGTGCCATAGTCGCAAAAGAAGGGGTAGGGGATGGTCTCTTCCGGATCAGCAATCTTTAGCTTGGCCTCAAGCTGGAAGCGTGGGGGCCAGGCCTCCTCGATGAGGGCCTCTAAATCAAAGGTACGCACGACAGTAAAGGTCTGCTTTAGCAACGCACGCAGAAAGAAGTGATCCTCCGTCTCTGATGGAGCAATAATCTCAGCCATGAGGTCAAAGGAGTCTTGAGTAACCACCACCTCCGCTGGCGTATAGTCCACCTCGGCCACAAACTGGGTCACCGGGAGCGGACCATCATCGCCAGAATACTCCACCTCAGCGACAAGCTGCGTAAGAAGGAGTGGACCTGCCTCGGCGAAGAACTCCGCCTCAACTACGAACTGAGTAAGGCGCATCTCTTCGATGGGATATGGACCGAAAGGGGCGCGCTGAGACGTGATCGCCTGAATGGACCCACCGTAGTCATCGCTCTCGGCGTTCTTGGACATGTCCGATGGGTCTATCTGCCAGACTGTTCGGGGGGTCCACCCTGCGCAGTAGACATAGGTTCCATCTGAATCGAGCGCGTAAATGGTCGAGCCGTAGGCCTCGCTCTCGGCGTTCTTGGACATGTCCGCAGGATCTAGCTGCCAGACTGTTCGGGTGCTTTCGCCTGCGCAGTAGACATAGGTTCCATCTGAACCGAGCGCGTAAATGGTCCCGCCGTAGTCATCGCTCTCTGCGATAACAGACATGTCCGAGGGGCGTACCTGCCGGACCCTTTGGTCCAAACTCCCTCCACAATAGACGTAG